TTGGTCCCGTCCCACGCGGCGGCCAGGAACTGGTTGGGACGTTGCAGATAGGTGCCTACAGCCAACGTGAACACTCCTCAGTAGACGGGCACGGTGGTCGTGCCCAGCACGCCATACGTGGTGTCGCCACAGACCCATGCTGTGGGCACGAACACGGGCGACAGTTGAAGGTCCGTTGTCCAGGTGCCTTGTTCGGCGTCGATGTGATGATCGATTTGCTCAATGTAGTAATCGCCGCTGATCGTCAAAAAGTCCGACCGGCGCTTGACGGTGACCCGCTGGGAAATCTCCAACGACAAAACGGCCGGCCACAGCGCGGGGTTCGACGACGGATCCAACGTCAGTTTGGAGATACGCGTGATCGGCTGCGCATAACGAGCCAGATAAAAAATCCCGGCCTGCGTCAAATCAAAGTCAGTGTTGCACTGCAACGTTTGACTGAGAATACGCTGACCATAGTTCGTTTGTGCTGTCGCGTTCACCACCGGCGCGAAGTTGCTATTCAACGGTCGCGACAGATTGCACTGACTGAACGTGTACGTCGGATCATAGTCAAACTGAATGTCAGTATACGGCAACTCCCCGCCGGCCGCATTCTCACCGAACGTCCACAACGCCACCTGATTCAAGTACCGACTCGTGCGATCCTCGAAAATAAACGACCCGGCCGTGTTGATGTAAGCCAGGCCGCGTTCTGATTCCTGGATTTCTTGGATGACGTCCAGGAGTGTTCGGGTGTTGTAGTCGAAGTCCGCCGCCAACGCCAACTGTCCACCGGCGATACTATTGGTGGAATTCCAGTACTGGTTGATCAGGCGTTGCACACGCGCACCGGACAACTCACCGATGTTGCCGACCCCACGGAGATAGTGCTTGTTTCGTTGACCAGAGCCGATGTCACGCGGGTAGTAAGCCCAGTTGCACACGGACATCTGCGCGTCGGGGTTCCCGAATCCCGTGCTCACACCGAAGTGAATGTTGTTCACTCCCCAAATAGGGGTGACGGGAGTGACCCCGAAATCAGCTTCGTACCCGTCGAACGTGATAGCGAACGCGCCGGACGCATAGAGCGTGACAGCGATGTAATGCCACACCCCATCGTTGTATCCGACACCCGCCGGAAGGGCGCTTCCGCCGTTGGAACCGGTCAGGTTGTCTGCCACCGCTGTGCCCAGCCGACCGGAGAACGCGCTGTTCGTCTGAACGTACTGCTGGTCCGGAAGAACCGTCTTCCCGTCGGTCACCACAGCCGCCTGAAGCGGCGCGATCAACCCCGAGTTGTACTTGCACCACACTTCGAACGTGGCCGACGTGGTTTTCACGCTGAACGTGCCGGCGGTGATGTTCCATTCGGTGTCCTGCAACAGGCCACCGGAGGCGGGCGGGGTGAACTGGTTCTTTTGGGTCATCACCAGAGCATCGGTGCCGTCCAGGAACTTGTCGCCGCCCCAGTTGAACGACCCCGTGGGAGTGGGTGACGGTGTGGACAGGAAGTTCTGGCCGCCGATGGCGAACCGGCCCGGGGCGGCGGTGTCCGACAGCGGAAGGTACAACTGCGGGCCGTCGGCGTTGATCGTCGCGAAATAGGACTGGGCAATAGCGGTTCGGGACATGACGGCCAAACCGTCCACCGACTGAAGCGGGTGGTAGGCGCGCTTACCGGACATATCGTAGAGAGTGGGCCAGCGTTCGACGTACCCGTTGTGCAACATGTACAGCGTCGGGCCGGTCGTGACGAACGTGGACGGGGACACCAGGCCGAATTCGAGCATGGTGGCGTCCATGTAAAACGTGGGCGTGGACGCTCCGGTGCCGAACACGGTGATGAGTTCGAGGGTTTCCACGCACGTCCACGACATGGTCAGCCGTGTCCACGTGTTCAATGTGGACGCGACCGCCGAGCTGTGTGTGACCCCGTTGCCGTCTACTACTTGCATTTGCACGGAGCAGTTGGTGGGGTACACGTACACGCTCATGGTGTAGTCCACGCCCGGCACGGTGCGAAGAGTGTTTGCCGCACCAGGTCCGACACCAGCGGACGACTGGGTGACCAGCACCGATTGCGCGCCGACGAAATGCTGGGCGGCGGTGACGGTGATGGTTGTCGTTCCGGTGATGATTCCCCAACCGCCCGGGTAGTTGGTTCCCACCGTGTGGAGCTCAAAGGACGGGTCGTAGTTGCTGTTAACGTTGACGTTCATGATGTTGCCGGAGCCGGGCTGGTTGGGCCACATCGCGCCGACCCGGAAGCATCGGTAGGGCAACAGTTTGTTCGCGCCGGTGTTGAACGGGGAGGAACTGTTGGATGGGGTGAGCAACTCGGTGGGGTCGGTGACGTTCACGGTCGCTGCGCCGGCCTGGACCTGGTCCAGTTCGTACTGGCGGCCGTGCACGATGTCCGCGCTCCGTACCGCCAGGCGGCGGTACGGAGCGTTGATGCTGAGACGGTTGTTTGCGGTGGTGGGCGGTCCTTGGGTGAAGTCGACTTCCCAGTAGGTGAGTGGGAAGTTGCTGTTGGCGTTCGCCATGGTTCACCCCGTTCCGAACCCGGTGTAACTGGTGGCGTTGTTGATGTTGCGGATGCCGTAGCGGAGCAGTTCGGTTTGGATCTCCTTGACGAACTGCTGAGTGGTCCTCACGTTGCCTTGCACGGTGATGTTGAGGACCGTCACCGGGCCCTGGCCGCGTGTCCCGACGCCGGTCGCCATCGCGCCGACGCCACCACTGACACCGACGGTGCCGTTCACGTTGAACTGTCCACTGGCCGCGCCCACCACCTGTTGCGTGGTCTTCTTCGCGATGTCCAACACCTGACCGGCCTGGGCGCTGATGCCGTTACCCAGACCTACCATCAGATCCTGGCCGATGGCGTGGAAGATCCGGGACGGGCTGTGCGAATCGAACCCGGCCTTGACGCCGGCGATCAGGTTGCTGATGAACCCGGTCACCGTGTCCCATACCCAGCCGATTGCGGAGCTGATTCCATCGACCAGACCCTTGAGGATGTCACGGCCGGTTTCGTACAGCCAATGTCCGGCGTTGCTGAAGAACCTGTTGATGCCGTCGGGGAAGGTGTCACTCCACCACTTCTTGACTTCTTCCCATTTGGCGTCAAGTCCGTCTTTCGCACCCTTGAGGATGTCATGACCGGCGTTGTACAGCCATTTTCCGGCGTTGCTGAAGTAGGATCCGATGGCGTTCGGAAGGTCATTTAGCCACTTCTTGAAGTCTTCCCACTTCTGGTTGATGGAATCAAGCCAGCCGTTGACCATGTCCTTGCCGGGACCGACGAGCCAGCGGGCCGCGTCCTTCATGAGGCCATCAATGTTTTTCGGGATGTCGTGGAACCATTGCATGGTGTTGTCCCACGCGGTTTTGATGGCGTCGGTGAACGCGTCCCAGGCCTCTTTGCCCTTCTTGGCCAGTGTGCCAATGAGGTAGCCGATGGCGTATCCGGCCTTCTGGGGGAAGTCCTTGAAGTAATTGAGGGTGTTCTGGACCCCGTCGGAAATCGTCTTCGTGAACGAGTTCCACGCGTTCTTAGCGATGTTGCCGATGGTGGTTCCGAGCGAACTAATTGCATCCCCGATTTTGCCCGGAAGCGACTTGAACCAGTCGATCACGTCTTTAATGCGGTCGCCGATCCAATTAGTCGCCGTTTCGAATGCGCCCTTCACCGCATCCCAGATACCGGAGAAGAAGCTCACAATGTCGGACCAGTGATCTTTGATCTGAATCACGATAAAGATCAGTCCGGCGATAACCGCAATCACGGCCAGCACGACAGCAGTGATCGCGAGCATGATCCCGATCTCCGGCAACATGGCGATATTCACAATCACCATGGCGGCGGCGAACACCAGCGCGGCAATCGTCAGAATGCCGATGGCGACAGCAATCGCCTTGATCAACGTCGGGTGCTGCCCCATCCACTTTGCGGCGTCCGCCAACGCGCTGACAAAGTCACCCAGCACGGGCAGGAAAATCTGACCGAGCTCAATACCCAGCGCGCCGAGAGCGGCTTTCGCCTCGTCCATCTTCTGATTGAACGTGGACTGGATCTCCGTCCAGCCCTTCACGGAGCCGTCCGCTTCCTTGGTGGCCCCGGAAATGTCCTTGACGGCCTTGCTGGTGGCCGCCGCGTTCTGGCCGGTCAGCATCAGGGCCGCGTTCAGGGAGGTGGCCGTGCCGGTCGCGCGTTGCATGGCCTGCGAGTAGGACTGCGCCTCCGGGCCGCCTTGCTTGAGGATGTTGTTGAAGCCGTCGGCCTTGTTCGCCAAGGTCGCGAACTGGGTTGCCATTCCCTGTTGGTCGGTCGGGAGAGACTTGATCGCGGTGCGCCATTCGGCAACGGTGATGGTGCCGTTGAGGAACGCGGTTGCCGTCTGCTGCAACGACTTCGGCATGTTTTGCAACATGACCTGAAGGTCTTGTGTCGCGGTCTTTGACTGGTTGAACGCGGAGATGAGAACCTTTCCGGACGGCCCCATCCTGTTCATGATTGTCTGGCTGATGTCGTTCAGGGTGCCTGTGAGTCCCCGGCTGGACAGCTTGTCCGACAGGTCGGACGCGGTGATTCCCAGCTGTGCCAGGTACTGTGTCTGGTCCTGGGATGGCTTCTGCATCGATCGCAGCGAGTTCGCCAGGTTCTGGGACGCCTGGTCGGCGCTCATGCCGTGTGCGGTCATCTCGGCCAGCGCACCAGTGATGTCCTCGAACGGCACGTTCATTGCGGACGCCAGGGGCAGGATGTTGTGGAGCGCGCCGGTGAAGTCCTCGAACGTGGTTCCGGCGTCGGACACGGCCGCCACGAGCTTGGACATGACGGTGGCGGCGTCGCCCACCTTCGGCCCGTAGTCGTTCATGGTGGCGGTCAGGCCCTTGGCGACCGTGTTCAGGTCGGCGTTCTCCGCCTTCGCGCCCTGTGCGGCGGCCTTGAGGGCGTCCAGGGCGGCCTGTCCGTGGTAGCCCATGGACTCGATGGCGTACCCGGCCTTGGCCAGGTCCATGGCGCTGTCACCGACGGTGCCAGCCATTTGCAGGATGCCCTGTCGGACCATGTCCAGGTTGGCCTGTGTCTCCCCGGCGGAGGTCACCAACCTGTTGGTGGCGGCCTCGAAGTCGCCGGCCATTTTCGCGGTGGCCCCGATGACGATGGCTCCGGCGGCGGCGACGCCCAACCCGACCTTGACCATGGTGGCGGTGTTGGACGCGGCGGTCTTCGCGGCGTCGGCTTCGGCCTTGGCGGTGGCCGTGCCGATGGCGACGGTGGACGCCTCGGCCTTGGCGGCCATGGCTTCGAAGTCGAGGGACAGGGTCTTGGTCTTGACCGCCATGGACTCCATGGCGGCGTTGTTCGCAAGCGCCATCTCGTCGGCCGCCGCGCCGACCGAGATCAGGGATTCGTTCATGCGAACGATCTCGGCTTCGACATCGGCGGTGACGGCGGCGACCTTGGCGGCCATCTCCTCGCCGGACACGCCGGCTTCGGTGAAGCCACCGATCAGCTGTCCGGTTTCGGCCCGGAGCAGCACATAAAGGTCGGTGATCTGCTCCGACACGTCACACCACCCTTTGTGAGGTCAGCTCACGTTCCACGGGGTTCCGAAGATCTTCTGGTACGCCAGCGCCGCAATGTGCCGGGTGGCGAAATCCACGGCTGGCCCCATAAACGGATACTTGGCCCCGTTGCGAACCCCTTTGACTTCCAAGTAATAGCCGTACTTGTTCGCGGGAGTCTTGCTGGTGAACGTGGACCCCGACAGCGTCCGATACGTGGGATACAGGCCGGTGGCGGTGCCCACCCGCATGGACCACCCGAACGCGTCCATAGCCGGATCGGTGTGGGTGATGGACCGGACCAGGGTTCCGGAGATCCGGGCGGGCCCCGCCCCCGGTGACGCGGGGGTCGGGGTGCCGTAGGGGTGGGCCCCCGTGGACGCGTTGATCTTCGCTTGGCGTTCCACGCCGGTGCCGATGACCGCGAGCGCGGCCGCTGCCTTCCCTTGCGCCTCAACGGCGAGACGGGCGAACAGCGCCGTGAACACGCCGGGACGGACCTCACCGCTCATGCTTGCGCATCTCCCGCTCCGTAGCCGCCTGCTCAGCGGAAAGCCTGGCCTGCAACAGATCCCACGCGTAACGCTTCACGTACGGTGGGGTGTTCTCCAGGTCTTGCCACGACCAGTGCATGTGATACATGAGTTCGAAGTCGGCCAACTCCATCGGGGGCGGTCCCGATGCCCACGTGCCCTCATAGATCGACTCGGCGGGCCAGAGCACATCCTCCGAGTAGGGGTGACCTGGCCCTACTGGGGGTTTACGGCGTTGGTCACTTCCTCCGACAGCCGCTTGACGATCACGACGGGCAGCCGGGACACCAGTTCCGGTGTGGCCGGTGTCGGCAAGAGTGCTTGCACGGCGGGGGTTCCGTCGGCGTTCAGGGTCATGTCGGACGCGTCGTACACGTGCCAGCCGACGATCAGCTTCGCGAGCGTCTCATACATGGCGTCGGTGGCGTCGTTCATGTTGACGGGGGTGACACCGTCCGCCTGCATCGGCACGTCACGCGGCCGGAGTTCACCGGCGGTGAGGTGCTTGGGGTTGCGGATGGTGACCCACACGGTGTCGCCGGGTTCCGCGAGTTCCTCGGTGAAGTCGACGTGCACGAGCCGGTTTGCGTATCCCATGATTGACCTCCATTGTGAAATACCCCCACCGTCCATGGTGGACGGTGGGGGTGGTGTTCGATCAGTACGCGGTGGACTGGAAGTTGACGAGAGTCGCGGTCACCGCGCCGCCGTCAGTGGCGTTATAGATGCCGGACAGGGAGAAGTCGGCCTGCACATAGTTGGACGACAGGTCGCGCTTTCCCTTGAAGAAACCGGACTTCGACATGGTGACGGCCAGCGACGCACCCATGCCGTTGGTTCCCGACGCCGGTTCCTGAAGCAACGCCGTGGTCGGGCTCTGCGTGTAGTTCAGGTACAGGTTCAGGTCGGTCTGGTTCTCGAAAATCGCCTTGTACGTGCCGTCCGCCTCCAACGCGCCCTGGAAGATCTCGCGTGGGGCCTGGATTCCGTCGCTGGAATGCACGGGTTCCACGGCGCGTTTGATGGCGTAGTCCAGGGTCAGGCCACGGGTGGACGCGCCACCCGCGTTGGTCATGTTCCATTCCCAGCCCAGGATCGGCGGAAGCGCCGTGTAGGTCGGGGTCATGGACGACTGGGTCACGCCGGGGAACGTCGTGTATTTGACGTCCAGGGTGACAGCGGCCTTCGGGTCGATCTTCAACGCGAGGTCCGACATGGCCGCGCCCGCGTAGCCGAGCGTCCCGGTGGTGTCGTACACCGTCAGGCTGTAGGTGGCCTTGGTGGCGGGGTTCGTGGACTGCGCGAACTTGTGCGAACTGGATGCGATCAGCGGGTCGGCGGAGCTGTGCGCGTTGACCAGCCCTACGGCCGATCCGACAACCGTGGTGACGGTCAGCGTGTACGGTCCGGTGCCGGACACGGCGGTGACGTAGGCGTATTCGACGGCCGCGCCGGTGCCCACCTTGATGTAGGTGAGAGCGGCGATGCTGGCGGTGGAGGACAGGGTGGTGGCACCGACAACGGAGCTCGCGGCCAGCGTGGTGGACACACCGGCGGTCACCGTGTCAGGGCCGATGATGCCCCGGAAGAAGTGTCCGATCAGGTCCGGGTAGGCCATGAGGTTGATGTCCCACGTGGCGTGTACCGGCCCCTGGTACATGCCTTGCAACAGGGTGTCGTTGGCGCGGTACGACTCGTCCTTGAGTTCGGTGTACACGTCTTCGAAGTCGGCCTTGCTGAAGGGGATGTAGGTTGTGGGGGACACGTATGTGCCGGCCACGGTCTCCTTGGCAATCCCCAGAATGGCAAGGCGGGAAAGCTGGGTCACTTGCTCGCCTCCTCATCGGTCGCGGCCGACGGGGCGGCCTTCTCTGTGTCCGGTGTGGACTGTGCTGTGGCCGTGAGGTCCATGACCGTCCTGGCCGGGTTGTACTCTTCGGGCTTGACCTCTTCGAAACCCGCCAACAGCACGTCACACTCGATGGTGTCGCCCGGAAGCACTTGTGTGGGCGGTTCGAGCGTTGGCAGGACAAGGGGGTTGCCCGACACGTTGCGCTGCAACACGCGTGCCTCCGGTTTTCCTTGCTAAATGGTGTCTTCCAGATCGTCAGCCTGGTAGTTGACGGTCGCGGAGAGGAAGCCGCGTTCCATCGTGGTCTCCGGCGGGTCGAAGTCGATCGGGATCTCCGGGTTGGCCCCGGGGGCTTCCGCGACGGACAGGAACCGGCCGCCGTGGGTTTTGTTCCCGAGGGTTCCGCGCAACCGTTGAAGCAACAGGTCCACGGCGGCATCGAAGTTGGCCTGCTCCGTCTCGCCAATCCCGACGCCGGTCGTAGTGGATCCGATGCGCCACAACAACCTCAGCCGGAACGAGTGTCGCGGGAGCTTGCGTTGGTTGGACCACCGCATGTCGATCAGCCGCGTGCGCATGACGTAGATGCCGTTGACGTTGTAGTTCGGGGTACGCGGCCAGTAGGCGTTGATCACGTCCCACGGGCCGCTCGCGGTCTTCAACAGGGCCGGAAGTCCGTCGCCGGACTGGGAAAGCCAGTCCGTTTCGCGTTGCACAGCGTTCGCTGTGGACACTGACTCACCTCCGTTTGCGGCGGTGCCACACGCGGTGGTGGCGGACCCTCTTGTGGATGATGATTCGGGTTCGGTGCTTGCGCGGGTGGTGAATGAGCCCGGTTCGCTTGTGGTAGGTGGTCGAGGAGATCAGCCGGTGCGGTCCACTGTGGAACTTGTGCGTGTGCCGACCGCGCGCCAACGCGTACTTGCGTACTCCCGAGCCCCGTGTGTGGTGCTTCAGGTTCGCCAGTGACTTGGCGCTGGGTGGCCGTCGGCCGCCCGCGCCGGCCGCCCGAGGGTTGCGGCTGGCGGCCCGGGCGGACATGGCGTGCCGCTTCTTGAGAGCGGCGGAGATCTTCGCGCGGGTTTCCGAGCTGAGCGCGTGCCCTTTGTGCGGGTGCTTCTTGCCTTTGAGGGCGGCGGAGATTTTCGCGCGGGTCGATGACGACAGCGCGTGTCCCCGGTGGGTTTTTCCCCGTAGTGCCTTGGAGATTTTCGCGCGGGCCGACGCTGACAGGTGGTGGCCTTTGCGTGCGGCCGCCATTTTCGCGCGGGTTGCGGCCGAGATCGGGTGGCCCCTGGCCATGGCCTAGCTCCGCATGTAGGGCGACAGCCACGACACGGCAAGCGCTTCCAGCTTGTCCGGGTCGTGGCCGTGCTGGGACTGCAACATGGGGTCGAGTTCGCGGCAGGCGATAGCGGCGGCCATGTATTTGCACGCGCGGACCAGGTCGGCGGGGACGGTGAAGTAGCCGCCGCCGTAGGTGACGCGGGCCAGGGATCCGATGGGGATGAACTTTCCGAGGTTGAACCACACGTGCCCGGTGTCGATCTCCGGCCCCTGGAACTGAGTGGTTGTCAGGTTCTCGGATCCGCCGTAGGAGCGGACGATCGTCAGGGAGATGTTGCCGTACGCCCAGTACTCCCCGAACAGGGGCGCGTACTCGTTCAGCCACAGGTGACGGACGAGAGTGGACGCGCCCATGGCGTACGCGTATGAGCGGCCCAGCGCGCCCTGAAGGTCCAGGGGCAGGTTCGCGGTGTCGGTGTACTCATCCGGGTCGATCCCCTGGCAGCGGTGCGTCTCGAAGTGCCCCACGAACGGGGCGAGACGGCGCTGTGTCTCGGTTTCACACGCTCGGGTGGCCTCCACCATGATCTCGTTCAGGGCGTCCGAACTGAAGCTTCGGACCAGGTCCGCGAACGCCCCTTGTTGCATCTGTGCCGCCGTGGCAAGCGGGGTGGGCGAATCCAGTCCCATGGCTCACTCCGTGAATGTGGAGATGTCGATTCCCTTGGTGGACGGGTTCTTGAGTTTCGGCGCGGCCACTGGCTTGAGGACCGCCGGCTTGGCTGGCGCGGGGAACGGGGCTTCCGGGGCGACTTCGGAGAAGCTGACCTCCGGTGCCACCTCGCTGAATCCGCCGTCACGGATGGCCAGCAGGATCCGGCCTTCGCGTTCGGTGACCTCGACTACCGCGCCGGCTTCCGTCCACACGTTCCCGAACGAGTCGGATCCGGCTTGTTCCTTGCGTAGCAACATGTTTCGGTGATCCTCCTTGGTTGGACGCACCCCGCCGACACGGGGAGGTCAGTCCATTGTCGGCGGGGTGCACGGTGCCCCGGCGGGTTGCTGGTTCCCGCCGGGGCACCGGGTCATCACACAGCCGTGTTGACCCGGTAGAGGCCACCCAGGAACTTCGGTCCGCGCACAGCAAGCACGGTGTCCGACACGATGGCGTACGGGAGGCTGTCCGGGCTGCTGGTTGTCGGGTAGACATCCAGCGGTGTCAGCTCGCGGACGTACGGGCGACAGATGTTGTCGTAGTCACGCGACATGAGGTACACGTTCTCGCTGCCCACGGCGGTCGGGAACTTGTTGGTGTTCGTTCCCTGGTAGGTCGCCGGTGTGGTGCCGGGCTGAGTCGATCCGTTCTGCGGGATCAACGTCGCACCTGTGTCCACAATGGACGTGGTGAGCAGCGGGGTGATCCCGTCGGCCTGGAAGCCCACGTTCGCGTCCACGTAGCCCAGAAGGGTTTCCGTGCCGGTCGCGGTGGAGCGGTACACCTTGTAGAGGGTCGGCTGCAAGCCGTCCAGACCCGACGGGGTCGAGAACGACAGGGTCACGGTGGAAGTGGATCCCGTTGTGGTCTGGGAAACTTCCGCCGATGCGGCGATCTCACCCTGGCGGGCGACGATGGCCGACACCTTGTAGAAGTACGTGGCCGCCGCGAGTGTTCCGCCGCTGGTCGCTGTCGCCGTGGTGACCGCGCCCATCTGGATCGAGCGGGTGGACATGAAGGACGACTTGATCAGCGGGATGTCGCGGTAGGTCGGCACGATCAGACCGGCCGCTACCTCGGTGCGGTCCATGAACCGCTGCTGGTTGGTGAGCAGCTGAGCGATCTTCGACACGGCGGTGTTGCTCATGACGATCTGCCATGTGGAGTCGAACACGCTCATGGCGGCGTTGGTTTCCACCATGTCGATCAGCTCGTCCAGCATGGCCAGGGTCAGCGTCGCACCGGCCTTGTCCTGGGCGTTCTGGTTTCCGCCGCTGTAGGTGTTGATCAGCGAGTCCAGGCCGTCAAACTGCGGGTACGGGCCGAACTGAGTGGAGCCCGCGTTTCCCCAGAGGAGAGCGGTCTCGATGTCCCAGTACAGGCCACGGATCGAGCCTTCGATTTCTCGTGCTCGCAGGTCACCGATGACCTGGCGGGTGACTTCCTGCGCGTAGCCCGTGATAGCGCCAACCACCTGAAGGTGCTTGATGCCGAACGAGTTCTGCACGTAGGTGGAGTTGGAGACGACGCGCGCTCCACCGTCCACAACGAACCCGCCGTTGGGGTTCACTGTGCGCTGGTTGAAGTAGTACGTGTCCGAGTTCCACTTCTGGGACGGGATGGACCGCACCAGAGGGGAGTAGCGGCGCTGGTACTCCAGCAACATGGGGTCGATGATCTTGGGGATAAGGGCGGACGCGCCGGCGGCGGTCAGCGCCTCCCGAAGCTCAGAAGGCACGGGGGCCTCACTTTCGATAGCTGATGGTCATGTGGGTGGGGGCATGAAAAAACCGTCCACTAAGGACGGTTGGTTGGTGACCATCACTGCCGAAACGGCACCGCGTGCGCGGCGGTCGGATCGAAAATCCCCCGTGTGACCGCCCCGGTTCGCACCCGGGGCGGTCGGGTCTCACTGCTGGCGGTAGATGGAACGCGTTCCCAGCACGGCCTGTTCGAGCATCGGCCGGGTGAGGGAACGGAACTGCTCTTCCGTCAGCTTGTGCGGGGCGAGCGGCTGACCGTTCTCGGTCGGCCAGTTCGCCGGGTACTCGTCGCCGCCGCTGACGGCGGCGGACTCTGTGACAGCCGGCTGAACCAGTCCCTTGCGGGACGGTCCCTGTCCCGACTCCACCAGCTCCTGAATAAGCTTGGTGCGCTCGGAGGCCATCTTCTCCTCCACCAGGCGCGTGATGCGCTGGTCCTCGGTCTCCGTCACGACCGGCGCGGCCGGGGCCGGAGCCACGGTCTCCGTCGTCGCGACAGCGGCCGGTGCGGGCGCGGTCATCTTGGTGACCAGTCCAGCGATGGCGTCGGTGAGCTTGTCGAACTTCGCGGACAGGGCGTCCATGCCGGTCGACTCTGTGGTGGCGGCCGGAGTCTCCGACGCCGGTGTGGTGGGCTCGCTCACTGCGGGCTCCTCCTTCTGATCGTCGGCAACCGGTTCCGGTGCCGCTTCCTGTGTGGCTTCCCTGATCATGTTCTTCAAGGCATCTTCGGTGACGATGTCGGTCACACCACCTGTCGACACTGCCACGGTTTCCATGGCGTCGTCGTCCGGCTTGGACTCCATGTCGTGGTCGGTGTCCTCCGACGGTGCCCCGTCCACGTCCATGTCCCCGTCCATGTCCGGATCGAGGTTCGCGAGCGCGGCACACGCGGCACCCATAGCGGCGCGGCCCAACGCGTCCAGGTCATGAGGGTCAACGCAGTAACTGGACACGTTGACGCACACCATGCCGTTGTCGAGGCAGACGCTGAAACTTCCCGGTCGGTCGTCGTCCATCCCCCAGGACATGCCTTCCAGCACCGATTCCGACACGCGCTCACGAGTGATCAGCCACGACTCGTCTGTGACCTCAACCCCGAACTTCGTCAGGGCGGACTTGATGCGTCCCTTGATTCGCTTGAGCTGTGCGGCGGTGTAGTTCTTCGCCTGCTTGGCCTGGTTGATGTACCCCCAGGCGGCTTTCGCGCGTGCCTTCGTGTCCAGCGGGTACCGCTTGGCCTTGTCGCCCTGGTAGCCAGGGTCGGCGTAGGACGTGGCGGGCGCTTTGGTCGGCGCGGCGGCCGGCTTCCCGGACTTGAGTGGGGCCGCGCCTTTCTCGGTCACGGGCTCTTCGGTCGCTGTCTCCTCAGCGTCCACGTGTCCCTCCATAATGGACTCATAGATCAGGACACGATCGTCACTTTCCCGCGCCTGGGACCCAGCGGCCCGATACCCGGTGATCTCCGCCCCGGGCACACCGGGAGTGCCGGTGTAGTCCAGGCCATAAATGTGGAGGCTTTCGCCTTTCTCCACGGGCATCCCGTCATGCATGACGGTCTGCACCTTCCCCGACCACGCGCCCCGAATGGACACGCCCTTGAGGAACGGGTCCACTTCGTCAGGGTCGTTGGGGTCGCCCTTGGGGCGAACCAACTTGTCGATGGTGCGGGCGTGCGGGGTGTCGGCGATGTCAGCGGTGAACGCGGCTTCCCCGAGGTTGTTAACTGACAGGGACGTCAGACGGCCGACGATGCGTGTCGAGTCATCCTCGGCCGCGTGGTGGGTGCGTTGCAGCATGGGATCCGCCGCTTGGTCGTCCATGCGGCGAAAGCTGGCTTCCCCGGTAGTGATCCTGTCTTGGGCTTCAGCCACGGCCCGCGCGATCATGTCCCGTGTGTAAAGTCGGCCGTTGCGGCTGACCCCGGGGCGTAGCGCGATGCCGTTGACGGTCGCGATGCGTCGGGCCACGGCATCCTCCAATCAGATGAACGAGATGGTCACGGCCGGGTTCGCGGCGTTGCCCGCGACGGTGATGCCGTTCACGGCCGGCATGTCGAAGCTGGCGACGGTGCCGACGGTGGGGGACGCGGCGAACGCGCCGATGATGGTTCCGGTGTGGCCACTGGCGTTGTCCCAGATGGTCATGGGGTTGGTGCCGGTGGTGGTGACCAGAACCCGGCACAGGCGACCCGGGGCGGCCTTGACGACGGTGTCCGTGGCGACTCCGGCGGCGATGGCGACGGTGGCTGTTCCACCCGGGGTGGTGACCAGCGCGCCCTGACGGGACTGGGTGCGCTCGTAGGCGGTGCCGTTCCACGTCTGGTTGTTGATGTTCAGGCCGGTGTATCCGGCCGCGCCGTCACCGGTCGCGCCGGACGCGATCGGTACCGCGTTGTCGTCGTACAGGGTGCCGATGGTGTTCTTGGCCATGAGCGGTTCACTTCCTCACTCGCTGGCCACGTGCCAGCGTGGTTGTGCTGGTCTGTTGTGAGCGCCCCACGATTCTGATGATCGCCATCTTGACCTCTGGGACCTCAAGGGCTTCCAGGAGCGCGGCCACGAAACCGTCCGCTTCCGCGTGGGGGTCGGGAACGTGTCCGGCGACGCGGGTCACGAGAAACTCACGGTGACGGCGGCTGATCCGGCCGCACCGACGGCGGTGATGCCGTTGACGGCGGGAACGTCGAACGGGTAGCGGGTGCCGGTGGTCGCGCCGGAGGGCACGACGCCGATGACGGTTCCCGTACCGGTGCTGGCGTTGTCGTAGAACGTAAGCGCCCCGGTGCTGTTGGCTCCGGTGACCACGGCGGCGGCCAGGCGGCCGGGGCTGCCTTTAACGATGGTGGTTCCGACTCCGGCGGCCACGATTGCGTTGGTGGCCGCATTGACTGGGAATCCCGCCGCGTCAACCAGGGTGAGGACAGGGTTGAACGTCACAGCGTGGCCTCCTTTGGAAGGTATGGCGTGAAGTCCAACGCCTGAAGTGGGTTTGTGGCGACCAGCGTGCAACGGCAAAACGGATGGATGCTCGGTGTGGGCGCTTCCACCAACGCGTACGGGCTGTTGCGTTCGAAGGTGTCGCAGATGGCACACACGCGGGTGTCTCCGGCGGTGAAAAAGTCGACGTCGCGGATGCCTTCGCGGGCGTACAGGGCGAGAGCGCCTCGGCTGAAACTCTGCCCCATGGCCATGTCAACCAGGGTGGTGACGGCCCGGATTTCTTTGTCCCCCAACAGATCCTCAACGGCGGACACCATCTCGGCGTGGGTCGCGCCGTCTTCGGCCAGCCGGGCGAGCAACCGTCCGACGTCGGTGGCCGC